TGATTAAAGCAATCGGAGCAAGTGTAGTAGGTTTTATCCTATTAGTAGTATTATTCAATTCGTGTGAAAGAATTGATGCGGGTTATGTGGGTGTTAAAGTAAACCAATATGGTGATAACAAAGGCGTAGATGATGTAGTAGCAGTTACGGGTATGGTATTTTTTAATCCAATTACAACAAAAATTTATGAGTTCCCAACATATATTCAACACAAAGAATATAAAAAAACAGAAGATGCGGATAATTCATTCATTGTAAATAGTAAGGATGGTTCTGAATTTAATGTATCACCTATTATGAACTATTCAGTACAAAGGGATAAAGTACCTGCAATCTTCGCTAAGTATCGTAGACCATTGGCTGATATTGAGGAAGGTTTCTTAAAGACAGCAGTGTATGATGCATTCAGATTAGCAACTAACAAATATACGGCTGATGAATTAATTAGTAATCGTGCAATATTTGAAGTTGAAGTTCGTAGATTATTGGATGCCCAATTATTAAAAGAGGGATTTACAATTAATCAGTTCACATCGAATTTGATTTACCCTGAAACATTTAAGAAATCAATTGAAGCTAAGAACAATGCAGTTCAAGCAGCATTAAGAGCAGAGAATGAAGTTAAAACCGCTGAAGCACAGGCAAAGATTAAAGTAGCAACCGCAGAAGGTAACGCTCAGGCTATGTTGACATCGGCAAAAGCTGAGGCTGAATCAAACCGAATGAAGCAAGTAACCCTAACTCCACTATTGTTACAATTGGAGTATATTAACAAATGGGATGGTAAATTGCCGGTATATGGCACAGTTCCACAAATGTTCAAAAATATTCAATAATTTATTAGGAAATCCGAAAAATTTGTTGTATATTTGTAATTACAATATATTTATAGGTAATAAAAGAGTTGCGTAATCGCACTCAGAATAAACCTTAAAACTTTAAATTATAAACCTTTAAAACTCAAAAAAATGGCTATTAACTTAGACGCAATCAGAGGTAGACTGAACAAACTACAAAGCACTACATCAAAGACTGTAGAACAATGGAAGCCAACTCCTGGCAAACATCAAATTCGATTAGTTCCTTACAAATTTAACAAGGAAAATCCTTTTATCGAATTATTATTCCACTACGGAATCAACAACAAAACTTATCTTTCACCATCATCTTTCGGAAGACCTGACCCTATCGTTGAGTTCGCTGAGAAACTTAAAAGAATGGGTGATAAGGAAGATTGGAAGGCAGCAAAGAAAATGGAGCCGAAACTTAGAACTTTCGTACCTGTATTGGTAAGAGGTGAAGAAGGTGAAGGTGTTCGTTTTTGGGGATTTGGTAAGACAGTGTATCAAGAAATCTTAGGTTACATCGCTGACCCGGATTATGGTGATATTACTGACCCAAATGAAGGAAGAGATATCGTTGTTGAAATCGTTTCAGCAGAAGATAGTGGAACTTCGTATCCTGTAACAACTATCAGAGTTAAACCAAAAGAATCAGCATTAACTGATACTAAAGAGCTAACTGATAAGTTTCTAAACGAACAAAAAAACATTACCGAACTTTATTCTGAATTAAGTTATGCAGAATTGAAAAGTGTGTTAGAAGGTTGGTTAAATCCATCTGCGGGTGAAGATGATTCAGTAACATCAACATCAACAGAAGAACTTTCTAAATCACCATCAGCATCATCTAACAAAGATGTATCGCATGATATGGGTGGAACACACGAAGCGCCAAAAGCAGAAGCACCAGCTAAGAAATTAGATGATGTGGCAGCAGCTTTTGATGATTTATTCAATTCTTAATAACAAAAATTTATGGCGAAAGCAACTAAGGAAATAGACTTGGCGGAAGTACTCGCCGAGTCCCTTAACAAACAAGCGAAAGACCAAAAGATAGCATTCTTTTTGGACAACAATGACTCCCCTACAAACGTAGAAGGTTGGGTATCGACCGGAGCATCAATGTTGGATGTGGCAATCTCTAATAGACCTTATGGAGGTTTGCCTGTTGGTAGAATTACCGAAATTACGGGATTAGAACAAAGTGGTAAATCATTAGTATCAGCTCACTTACTTGCCGAAACACAAAAGTTAGGTGGTATCGCTGTATTGATTGACACGGAGAACGCCGTAAGTAGAGAATTCTTAGAAGCCATTGGAGTAGATACAACCAAATTACTTTATGTAGCAGCTGAGACTGTTGAACAATGTTTTGAATATACTGAAACTATTATCGAAAAGGTAAGAGTTGCATCGAAAGATAGGTATGTGACAATCGTTGTAGATTCAGTAGCAGCAGCATCAACTGAAAAGGAGATGGAAGCTGATTATGGTAAGGATGGTTACGCTACGGATAAAGCAATTATCATTTCCAAAGCAATGCGTAAAATCACAAATCTTATTGGTAGACAGAAAATCACTTTGGTTTTCACAAATCAATTAAGACAGAAGATGAACGCAATGCCATTCTCTGACCCTTGGACTACATCGGGTGGTAAAGCAATCGCTTTCCATGCATCGGTTCGTTTAAGATTAAAGAGTATGGGAACGATAAAGGCGAAAGAAAATGGGAACGATAGAATTGTTGGTATCAAAGTAAGATGCCAGGTTGTAAAGAATCGTATGGGACCACCATTACGTTCCGCCGATTTCGATATCTTCTTTGATAGAGGTATTGATAACTACGGAGCATGGTTGGGATTAATGAAAGATAATGGAATTGTAAAACAAAGTGGAGCTTGGTATGAATATACTGATATTGATACTGGTGAAATCATTAAGTTTCAATCGAAAGATTTTCCTTCTACATTAGAATCCAATACGGAAGTTAAAGAGCAGATTTATAAAAGAATTTGCGAATCAACAATTTTACAATACAAAAAAGATTCAATGGACACCGATAATCTCATAGTAGATTCGGAGGTAATTGGAGATTAAAAAATTACATTTATGAATGAAAATTTAATTAAAATGCTAAGAACATCTGCTGAAGCTGATAGAGCTAAAGCATTACTTACATTAGATCTTTTGGGAACAAAAGGCGTAGGTATTGGTGACCATTCTACAAAAGATTTCTATAATAACGCTGAAGAGGCTCTTCATATGTTAATAGATGCAGATGATAGATTGGAAGCAATTGAAAAATACTTTTCTAAGTAAAAAATAAAGGTTATAAAAAATAAATGAAAGAACTATACAAAAAGCTTCTTAACGAAGTAGAATCAGAACATGAGACATCACACTTAAGAGTGCGTAATAGTAAAGTTCTTATCATTGATGGTCTCAACACCTTCATTCGTAGCTGGACAACAAATCCGGCTATGAATGAGGATGGTGACCATGTGGGTGGCGTTACTGGGACACTAAATTCGATAGGTGCCCAAATTCGTCAATTCAACCCAACCAGAGTTATCGTTATTTTTGATGGCAAAGGTGGTTCTAACTCACGCAAAAAAATCTATGAGGGATATAAATCTGAAAGAGGTAAAAATCGATTCAGAGTTAATAGACAATATCCTGAAATGATGAATGAGGAAGATGAAAGTGTATCTATGAAACGTCAATTCGTTTGGTTGGCTGATATATTAGATTATCTGCCTGTTACTACAATGATATATGATGGTATGGAAGCTGATGATGCAATTGCATATATCACAACCGAACTTAAAAAAGAAGGAGAGGAAGTTGTAATTGCCTCAACTGATAAAGATTTTTTACAATTAGTAAACGAAACAACTAAAGTATATTCTCCAACTAAAAAGAAATTTTACGATAGGCAAATGGTTTTCGATGAATGGGGTTTATGGCCGCAAAATTTACTTTTATTTAGGACGTTGGATGGTGATAATTCAGATAATGTTCCCGGCGTAAAGGGTTGTGGTTTAAAGACCGTATTAAAAAGATTTCCTGAGTTATCAGAAGATAAGGATTTTACATTTGATGAGTTATTTCAACTATGTAGAGAAAGAATAGGACAATCTAAAATATACAAAGATATAATGGATAATAAAGATATTGTTATGAGAAATCAACAAATAATGTCTTTGGCTGAACCATCTATATCAGTACAAAATAGATTAAAAATTTTGGATAGATATAATG